GAACATCCTGCTGTCCTTCGCGCAGTTCGAGCGTGAAGTCACAGGCGAGCGCATCCGCGACAAGATCGCCGCCAGCAAGCGCAAGGGCCTGTGGATGGGCGGTTACACCCCGCTGGGCTACGAGGTCAAAGACCGCAAGCTGATCATCGAGGAGAAGGATGCGCAAATCATCCGGCGCATCTTCACCCGCTTCACCGAGACGCGCAGCATCACGGACATCATCCGCGAGATGGGTCTGGAGGGCATCACCACCAAGCCCAACCGCCTGAAGGACGGCAGCGTGCGCAACGGCACGCCGATGGACAAAAAGTACATCTCCAAGGTGCTGCGCAACCCGATCTACGTTGGCGAGATTCGCCACAAGGGGGCGGTGTTTGCCGGTCAGCACGAGCCGATCATCACCCGGCAGTTGTGGGATCGGGTGCAGGACATCCTGTCCGAGGACGCGCACCAGCGCATGGGCAAGACCCAAACGCGGCACAAGACCGACGCCTTGCTGCGTGGCCTGATGTACGGCCCCGACGGTGGCAAGTACCACATCACCTACAGCAAGAAGCCCTCCGGCAAGAAGTACCGCTACTACATCCCCAAGGCGGACAACCGCTACGGCTACCGCAGCAGCGCCACCGGGATGATTCCCGCCGACCAGATAGAGGAGGTGGTGGTCAACCTGCTGGTCGGCGCGCTCCAGTCGCCCGAAACCATCCAGGGCGTCTGGAACACGGTGCGCAAGCAATACCCGGAGGTGGACGAGCCGACCACCGTGCTGGCCATGCGCCGCATCGGGGAGGTCTGGAAGCAACTGTTCCCCGCCGAACAGGTGCGGCTGGTCAACCTGCTGATCGAACGCGTCCAGCTCCTCTCCGATGGCGTCGACATCGTCTGGCGCGAGTCGGGATGGCGCGATCTGGCCGGTGAACTGCGGGCGGACAGCATCGGCGGCGAGTTGCTGGAAATGGAGGTGGCCCCATGAACCGCTCGTCCAAGACGCTGGTCGGCGATGGCAAACCCCACGAGCGCCGCCACCCGCTGGAAGGCGGCGGTGTCCGGATCACCACGTTCGTGCCCTTCCATTTCAAGAAGCGCGGCATCAAGAAGGTGATCGTCGCACCGGAAGGCGTCAGCCAGCCAATTGCCGTCACCGATACCCCGATGCTCACCCCCGAACAGGATCGTCCGCTGATCCGGGCTATGGGACGCGGCATCTACTGGCAGCAACTGATCGACTGCGGAAGACTGGCCAGCGCTACGGAGATCGCCGAGCGGGAGTGCATCCACCGCTCCACGGTCAGCGATCTGCTGCGGCTGGCGCTTCTCGCCCCCGACATCGTGCAGGCCGCCTACGAAGGACGGCTTCCTCGAGCGGTGTCCTTGGAGGCGCTCCTGCGGGCCAAGGTGCCCTTGGACTGGAATGAGCAACGCCGGTTGATTGCGTCCTTCGGGTAGCGGAGGGAACGCAGAAATATTTTTCCGCTACGCCAAAAGTAGCTGTTGCTACGCCGGATGTAGCGCCTTCCCCGATGAAGGCGTGAAACGGCATCAACGGCTGGTACTGGACTGGCCACCGCTCACGCCTCCATCCCTGAACGGGAAAGGAGCATGGCAATGGCCTATTCAATGGCACTGTCCCCTGGCTTCGGTGGCGCACCGAGCCAGCATTCCGGCGTCGACTTCAGCTCGACGTCCGCCCCCCACGCCTCGGAGTTGTCCGAGCGACGCTTCCTCAACGAGATCGAACTGGCCAGTCGCTGGGGCATGTCGCCCAAGACGCTGACGCGCTGGCGCGGCATGGGTCGAGGCCCTGTCTTCAACAAGTTCTCGAAGAAGGTGGCCTATCCCCTCGATGGCGAAAACGGCGTGCTCGATTTCGAGAAGCGCCACGTCTACGCCTCCACGTCCGAACGCGTGCCGGTTTGAGGAGGATGACCATGAACGATCTGACCATCTTCCCCGCCGACCTCGCGGCCATGAGCATCGCCCAACTGGTGGCGCTGCCGATCACCGACTTCGTCGATGCCGAGCGCAATGTCGATGAAGCCGTCACCTACCTCAAGCAGCTTCGCACGAAGCTGGATGCCGCCAAGCTCCAGCGCTACGGCGAACAGGCTCGTGCTGCGCTGCGTGATTCTGGCCGCGATTTCGGCACCGCCCACGTCAACGACGGCGCACTGCACGTCAAGTACGAACTCCCCAAGAAGGTGACCTGGAGTCAGGCCATCCTCAAGGAGATGGCCGAGCGCATCGTTGCCTCCGGCGACAGGGTCGAGGACTACATCGACATCAAGCTGTCGGTGTCCGAGTCCCGGTACACCAACTGGCCCACGGCGCTGCAAGAACAGTTCGCCGCTGCGCGCACGGTCGAGGAAGGCAAGCCGAGCATCACGCTGACGCTGGATGGGGGTGCCGCATGACTCTCCCCATCATCTCCGCGCAGCAGCGCATGGCCGAGCGCAAGGGCGTGAAGTTGCTGATGCTCGGCAAGTCCGGCATAGGCAAGACCTCCCGGCTCAAAGACCTCGACCCCACCACCACGCTGTTTCTCGACATCGAGGCCGGTGATCTGGCGGTGGCCGACTGGCCGGGCGACACCATCCGTCCGGCCTCCTGGCCGGAGAGCCGCGACTTCTTCGTGTTCCTCGCGGGGCCGGACAAGTCGCTGCCGCCAGAGGCCGCGTTCTCGCAGGCGCACTACGACCACGTCATCGAGAAGTTCGGAGCGCCGACGCAACTCGACCGTTACCAGACCTTCTTCCTCGACTCGATCACCCAGCTGTCGCGCCAGTGCTTCGCGTGGTGCAAGACGCAGCCGGGTGCCGTCAGCGACCGCACCGGCAAGCCTGACATGCGTGGCGCTTACGGCCTGCTCGGGCAGGAAATGATCGGCGCGCTGACCCATCTGCAACACGCACGCGGCAAGAACGTGGTGTTCGTGGCGATCCTCGACGAACGCCTCGATGACTACAACCGCAAGGTGTTCGTGCCGCAGATCGAAGGCAGCAAGACCAGTCTGGAACTGCCCGGCATCGTCGACGAGGTCGTGACGCTGGCCGAGATCAAGGCCGAGGACGGTAGCGCCTACCGCGCTTTCGTCACCCAAACCCTCAATCCCTACGGCTTTCCGGCCAAAGACCGCAGCGGTCGTCTCGACCTGCTGGAGCCGCCGCATCTCGGCGCGCTGATCGCCAAGTGCGCGGGCACGCCCGTGCCCGCCAGCGCCGCCACCCCGAACACCACCGAATCCAAGGAGTAATCGCCATGTCGTCCAACTATTTCGATTTTCAGGATGCCGACCCCCAGCAGTCCGGCTTCGATCTGATCCCCAAGGGCACCACCGTCCCGGTGCGGATGACCATCAAGCCCGGTGGCTATGACGATCCGTCGCAAGGCTGGGGCGGCGGCTACGCCACCGAGTCTTTCGAGACTGGCTCCATCTACCTCGCCGCCGAGTTCGTGGTCACGGCGGGCGACCACGCCAAGCGCAAGATGTGGTCGAACATCGGCCTGCACTCCAAGAAGGGGCCGACGTGGGGCCAGATGGGGCGCAGCTTCATTCGCGCCGCGCTCAACAGCGCCCGCAACGTCCACCCACAGGACAACAGCCCGCAGGCCGCCGCCGCGCGCCGCATCCAGGGCTTCCACGAACTGGATGGCATCGAGTTTCTCGCCCGCGTGGACATCGAGAAGGACGGCAAGGGTCAGGATCGCAACGTGCTCAAGGTCGCGGTCGAACCCGATCACCCCGACTACGCCCCGCTGATGGGCGTGCCGCCCAAAACCTCGGGCGGCGGCACGTCCGGCGCTCCGGCGCAGGCAGCACCCGCGTCTGCGTATCAGGCACCTGCTGCGCAACGCGCACCCGTGACGGGCAAACCGTCGTGGGCGCAGTGAGGGAGGTCGCCATGAACGCATCTATGCTCACTGCCAGCCACTACGGCGTCGTGCATTTCGGCGACCTCGACTGCGAGGCCGTCGTGCTCACCACCGGCGAACGCGGCTACGTCCGCCGCCAGCTCATGAAACTGCTGGGTTTTGCCGAGCGCCAAAGGGGTGACCGTTTTGCTGCTTTTTTGCAGGAAATCGCGCCTAACTCATTGTCGTCATTGAATAAAAAAGAGGCGACAATTCTGCTGCCATCGGGTCAGAAAGCGCAGTTCTTCCCCGCAGGCATCATCGCCGACGTCGCCAGCTCGGTGGTGGACTCGGCCATCGCGGGCACGCTGCACCGCGCACGCAAGGGCATCGTCGGCAACTGCCTGACGATCATGCGGGCGCTGGCCACCACCGGCGAGGTGGCGCTGATCGACGAGGCCACCGGCTACCAGCACCACCGCGCGCCGGATGCGCTGCAGGAGCTGATCTCCAAACTGCTGCGCCAGTCCTGCGCGTCGTGGGAGCGCCGTTTCCACCCGGACTACTACCGGGCGCTGTACCGCCTCTTCAACTGGCGCTACCAAGGGCACGATCAGAACCCGCCGCACGTCATCGGCCAGATCACCTTGCGCTGGGTCTACGGGCCGGTGCTGCCGCAGGACTTGCTGGGCGAGATCCGCAACCGCAAGGGCATATCGCAGAAACACCACCAGTGGTTGTCCGATCAGGGGCTGGCGCATCTGGAATCGCAGATTCACGCGGTGACGGCGATTGCGCGCAGCTCAATGAACTACCCGGACTTCAAGCGTCGCTGCGAAGCCGCCTTCGCTGGCGCTGCCCTGCAGTTGGGCCTGCTGCTCGATGAACTCGAGGAGGAGGCGTGAAATGCTGGGTCTGCAAACGACAGGCACGCGGCTACGGCCACACGGACGGTCGCTTCAAGACCGCCGACCCGCGCCGCTACGTGCTCGACTGGGTGTTCTGCTCGCGCCGCTGTCAGGACGCGTTCCACGCGCTGTACGGCAACTGGCAGCGCGCCAAGGACGGTCGCATCGACCGGACGGAGGTCGCCATGATCGATCCGTCTGACATCGAGCTGGGCGCGATGCGCCAGTGCCTCAAGGCCTTCGGCGAGGCAGCGGGCGAGATCGGTTTTTCCAAACCGCTGGGCGACTACGCCGAGGTCGAGGCGCTGCGGGTCATCGACGCCATCGTCACCTGCTACACGGAGGCGATGGTCGCGCACCACGAGGCCACCAAGTACCCACCCGTGCGCGGTATGCCGCCGACGCCCGATCCGTTGGCACCGGATGTCGCCAACCCGTTCGCCGATCTGGAGGACGACCTGCCCTGGGACGAACCGAATGGGGTGAAGCCATGATGGACTTCAATTCCTCGGCCAGCGTCTCCGGCCAGGTCACGACGCTGATCGACATCGGCATGCAGCGCCTGCGTGGGCAGCAGACCGCACGCGACTACCTCGGCGCATCGCGTCTGGGTGCGGCGTGCGAGCGTGCGCTGCAGTTCGAGTACGCCAAAGCGTCGGTCGATGACGGGCGTGACACCCAAGGCCGGATGCTGCGCATCTTCGAGCGTGGCCACGTCATGGAGGACTGCATGGTGGCGTGGCTGCGTGACGCGGGCTTCGATCTGCGCACGCAGAAACCCGACGGCGGCCAGTTCGGCTTCTCCGATGCGCACGGTCGCCTGCGCGGTCACGTCGATGGCGTGATCGTCGGTGGGCCGGATGGTTTCCGCTATCCCGCGCTGTGGGAGAACAAGTGCCTCGGCGCGAAGTCTTGGCGCGAGCTGGAAGCCAAAGGCCTCGCGGTCGCCAAGCCGGTGTACGCCGCGCAGGTGGCGCTCTATCAGGCGCACCTGCAACTGCACGAGCACCCGGCGCTGTTCACGGCGATCAACGCTGACTCGATGGACATCTACGTCGAGCTGGTGCCCTTCGATGGCGCGCTGGCGCAGCGGATGACGGATCGGGCGGTGAAGGTCATCTCCGCGACCGAGGCCGGGGAGCTGCTGCCGCGCGCCTTCCATGACCCGACTCACTTCGAGTGCCGGTTCTGCGCATGGCAAGACCGCTGCTGGAGGACGCAATGAACCATACCCAACCAAGAGCACTGGCAGTGGAGCCGATGGTGGGCGCGCGTCACGCCGCCCATCTGTTGAATCTCCCGCTGTACTACTTCACCAAGCCGCGATCTCGCATCTCGAAGCGCATTCCGCACTACCGGATCGGCCAGATGGTTCGCTTCCGGATGTCGGAACTCACGGCGTGGGCGGCCACGCAAGGAGGCGCACATGAGTGACTACCGTGTTCGCATCTCCGTGCGCAACGCCCGTCTGCTGCGTGCCATCGAGCAGGCCGGGCACCGCCCCGGTGCGCCGCTCGCCGCCGCCATCGGCATCAGCTACTACGGGGCGCTGTTGCCGTACATCAACCTCACGCGCTCGCCGCTGACGCCAGATGGATTGCTGCGGGAATGCGCGTGGAATCTGTGCGACTTCCTGAACGCATCGCCTTCCGATCTGTGGTCGGACGCCCAGCTCCAGCCGCTGGCAAGGAATCATTCCAGCATCGATCTGGATGCGGACAGTGTGCAGGCACTGGCCTGTGGAACAGCGCCCGTTGATCCATTGCGGCTCGCAAGCCACGCCCAGGCCGGGCGCATCATTCAGGATGCCCTCGACTCGCTGACACCGCGTGAAGCCAGCGTCATCCGCGAGCACTTCTTCTCTGATTCGTCGCTGGATGAGATCGCCGAGAAGATGGAGATCACACGCGAGCGCGTCCGCCAGATTGAAGTCAAGGCTCTGCGCAAGCTGCGTCACGATTCACGCATTCCGCGCGAACTGGCGGGTATCGCCGACGTGATCGGAGGTGCCGCCGATGCTTGACTTCAACGACACCCAAAAACCAGTCGAACCCCGGCGCATCCTTGATGACGGCGAGCGCGAGGCGCTGCGGGCAGGCTTGATCGCCAGTCTGCCCCCGGTGCTGGCCACTTTGTTCCCGGCAGGCAAGACGCGCCGGGGCAAGTTCCTGATCGGCGACGTGATGGGCAGCCCCGGCGACAGCCTCGAAGTCGTGCTCGACGGCGACAAGGCAGGACTTTGGACGGATCGCGCCACGGGCGACGGCGGCGATATTTTTTCACTGATCGCCGGTCATTTAGCGGTATCCATCCACACCGACTTCAATCGTGTACTGGATGCCGCCGCCGATCTGCTCGGTCGCGCTCGGGAAAAGCCTGCGCGCAAGGCCAGCAAGAAGGACGCACCGGTCGATGAACTCGGGCCTGCCACCGCCAAGTGGGACTACCTCGACGAGGCAGGTCATCTCATCGCCGTCGTCTACCGCTACGACCCGCCCGGGCAGAAGAAGCAGTTCCGCCCTTGGGATGCCAAGCGTCGCAAGATGGCTCCACCCGACCCGCGTCCGCTCTACAACCAGCCGGGGATGGCCAGCGCCGCGCAGGTGGTGTTGGTCGAAGGCGAGAAATGCGCACAGGCGCTGATCGACGCGGGCATCGTAGCCACCACCGCGATGCACGGTGCGAACGCGCCGGTCGATAAGACCGACTGGTCGCCGCTGTCCGGCAAGGCCGGGCTGATCTGGCCTGACCGCGACAAGCCGGGCTGGGAGTACGCGACGCTGGCGGCGCAGGCCATCCTGTCGGCGGGCGCGAAGTCCTGCCACATCCTGTATCCGCCCGAGGAGGCTGCCGAGGGCTGGGATGCGGCCGATGCCATCGCTGAGGGCTTCGACGTCGCCACCTTCCTCACCCACGGCCCGCGCCTGCAGATGCACGACGTGGCCGATGACGTCGATCCAGTGGTCAGCAGCGACGAATCCGTCTGGGGCACCGAGGATGCGCTGGCGCTGTCCTTCACCCGCCGTTACCACCGCGACTGGCGCTACGTCGCGGCGTGGGGTCGGTGGCTGGTGTGGGACGGCCAGCGCTGGCGCACCGAGGACACCCTGGCGGCCACTGACCTGATCCGCAGCGTCTGCCGCCAGACCGCCGTTCGCGCTGACAACCCCAAGATCGCAGCGAAGCTGGCCAGTGCCAGCACGGTCGGCGGTGTGGAACGGCTGGCGCGCGCGGATCGCAGGCACGCGGCCACCACCGATGAATGGGACGCCGATCCGTGGCTGCTCAACACGCCTGGTGGTGTGGTCGATCTCAAGACCGGTCGCAAGCGCGCGAATGATCGCGCCGACCGGATGACCAAGATCACCACAGCCACGCCGGGAGGCGACTGCCCGCAATGGATGGCCTTCCTGTCCGACATCGCGGGTGGTGATGTTGATCTGCAGTCCTACCTGCAGCGGATGGTCGGCTACTGCCTGACCGGCGTCACCAGCGCCCACGCGCTGTTCTTCCTGTACGGCACCGGGGCCAACGGCAAGAGCGTGTTCGCCAACGTCATCAGCACCATCCTCGGCGACTACGCCGCCACGGCGTCGATGGACACCTTCGTCGAAACCCGTGGCGACCGACATCCGACCGATCTGGCGGGCCTGCGCGGTGCGCGCTTCGTGACGGCCATCGAAACCGAGCAGGGGCGTCGCCTGAACGAGTCCAAGGTCAAGGCCATCACCGGCGGCGACAAGATTTCCGCGCGCTTCATGCGCCAGGACTTCTTCGAGTACACGCCGCAGTTCAAGCCGGTGATCGTCGGCAACCACAAGCCCGCCATCCGCAACATCGACGAAGCGATGAAACGGCGCATGCACATGATCCCCTTCACGGTGACGATCCCGCCCGAACGGCGCGACGGCCGCCTGACCGAGAAGTTGCTGGCCGAGCGCGACGGGATTCTGGCGTGGGCGGTGGCGGGATGCCTTGCGTGGCAGCGCGAAGGCCTGAAACCACCCGCCTGCGTGGTGTCGGCGACCGAGGAATATTTCGAGTCGGAGGACGCGCTGGGTCGCTGGCTCGATGAACGCTGCGTGCGTGAGCCGAACGCCAAGTCACTGACCGCCGAGTTGTTTACCGACTGGAAGCATTGGGCGGAAACATCGGGCGAGTTCATCGGCTCGCAACGACGCTTTTCCGATCTGCTGATCACGCGCGGGATCGAGAAGTGGCGCAACGGTGTGGGCGTGCGCGGGTTCCGGGGCATCGACCTCAAGTACCCGCCCATGCCCGCTTACACCCCCTATGCCGACAACTGACCCCCATGAAATTCACGCAGTCTGACACATCGGGCGCATTTGAACGTAAGTCTCTATACGCGCGTACGCGCGCGCCTCACGGAGAGTTACGTCAAGCTGTGCCCGATGCGTCAGACCGGCCCAACAGGACTGACACCATGACCACCACCATCCTCGCCCTCGATCTGGGCACCACCACCGGCTGGGCGCTGCGCGGCAGCGACGGCCACATCACCAGCGGCTCCGAGAGCTTCCGGCCGCAACGCTTTGAAGGCGGCGGAATGCGTTTTCTGCGCTTCAAACGCTGGCTCACCGAGATCAAGCAGTCCTGCGACGGCATCGACGCGCTGCACTTCGAGGAAGTCCGCCGCCACGTCTCGACCGATGCGGCGCACGCCTACGGCGGATTTCTGGCCACGCTCACCGCGTGGTGCGAGCACCACCAGATTCCGTACCAAGGCGTTCCGGTCGGCACGATCAAGAAACACGCCACGGGCAAGGGCAACGCGGGCAAAGGGGATGTGATCGCATCGGTCACCGCGCGTGGCCACGCCCCGGACGATGACAACGAGGCCGATGCGCTGGCGCTCTTGCACTGGGCTATCGAGCAGCACGCACTGGAACAGGGGGCGTGACATGGCACGCACCAACTGGACGATTGACGACGTGGCCGCACGCTACGAGGAAGCAGCCAGCACAGGACGACGCCTGCCACCCGTGCGTGTGCAGGGCTACTTCAACTGCTGGCCTGCCATCGTGCGTCGGGAGTGGGAGACGTTCGCTGCCGATGAGAAGGTCTACCGCCCATTCCCGCCCGCACCCGACGCCATCGACCGGATGCTGGAGACGATGCGCTGGATGCAGTGGCTGGACGTTGAGCAGCGTCATCTGGTGTGGATGCGCGCCAAGCGCTACGGCTGGCGGGACATCACCATCCGCTTTGCCTGCGACCGCACCACGGCGTGGCGACGGTGGCAGAAAGCCTTGCAGACGGTGGCCGACCAGCTCAACGGCTGCGTTGTCGCGGGATAGTCTTTGAGCGCGAATGGTCGCGGATGAGCTGCCATACGCTGCCATCAGCTATCACCAGCGGTTTTTGCCCCTGCAACAAATCACCCCGGTCGAGGGTAGTATTTCATCCATGCTCGGGATCAGTGGCTTTGAGGCGACAGTCGCTTCAAAGCGACGCTCCCGAGGGGAAATGGGCCCTTCCTGGCCAATAACCCATGCGGGGGGCGCGAGCGCGACGCTTTTTTAGCGTCAGGGCGCGGGCAAGGTTACCAGTCGGCAGGTTACCGGCTCGGGTTACCACCCCAAGGCGCGGTTACCAGCTTCCAGATTCATCATTCACCCAACCCGCCCGGCGGCAACGCTCGGCGGGTTTTGCTTTTGGGATTTCCACTTTGAACACGCTCAACGTCGAGTACCGTAAGGTCGAGGCGCTGATTCCTTACGCCCGCAATCCGCGCACGCACGCCGAGGGCCAGATCGCCAAGATCGCGGCCAGCATCGTCGAGTACGGCTGGACGAACCCGATCCTGGTCGATGGCGACAACGGCATCATCGCCGGGCACGGGCGTCTGGCCGCTGCCCGCAAGCTGGGGCTGGATCAGGTGCCGGTGATTGAATTGGCGCATCTCACCGTCGCGCAGAAGCGCGCGCTGGTGATCGCCGACAACCGGCTGGCGCTCGATGCCGGTTGGAACGAGGAGATGCTGGCGCTGGAACTGGCCGACCTGACCGAGGCCGGGTACGACCTTGCGCTGACCGGCTTCGAGGATGCCGAGATCGAGGCGCTGCTCGCCGGTGATGTGCTGGACGCCGACACCGATGCTGACCCGGAGCCGGACGGCGACGAACCAGACGCTGCGGACGATGTGCCGGATGCACCCGTCGTGGCGGTGTCCCGCCCCGGTGATGTCTGGGCCATCGGCCAGCACCGTCTGATCTGCGGTGACGCCACCCACCGGGCCGTGGTCGCTGCGCTGATGGGAGGCGACACCGCGCGGCTGTGCTTCACCTCGCCACCCTACGGCAACCAGCGCGACTACACCTCGGGCGGCATCACCGATTGGGACGGCCTGATGCGCGGCGTGTTCGCGCACCTCCCGATGGCTGTCGATGGTCAGGTGCTGGTCAACCTGGGCCTTATCCACCGCGACAACGAGGTGATCCCGTATTGGGATGCGTGGCTCGGCTGGATGCGCCAGCAGGGTTGGCGGCGCTTCGCGTGGTACGTCTGGGATCAGGGGCCGGGAATGCCCGGCGACTGGCAGGGCCGACTGGCTCCGAGCTTCGAGTTCGTTTTTCACTTCAACTTTGAGGCCCGCAAGCCCAACAAGATCGTGCCCTGCAAGCACGCCGGGCAGGAATCGCACCTGCGCGCCGATGGCTCG